AAAGCCGCTGAAGGCGCGCGTTCTTGCGATTTCTCCAACTGCGCTTGTGATGGTGAAATGTATTGTTGCGTCTGACGGTCAAACACTAGCCGCCCTACCGGCACAAAACGATCTGACATCGTAGGGTTAGCAACTTTTAGAGATGCCTCATACTCTTTTGACAACCGGGCTACCATTGCTTTTGCGCGGGGGTCAGATGACTCGCTAAGTGTGTCAATCTCACGAGCTATTTCTTGAGGTGTTCTGCCACCAATTGCAGGCGCAACCATTGCGTTAGTCTGATTTTGGCTTGGCATCATTTGGTTGGTGCGTACTGGAGATGTTACCGCGCCGCTAGGCTGAGGGCCAGCAGGCATATTCATTCCCGCAGCATCAACGCCAGATGGGCCACCCTTTACTCTTGCCAAAAGGTTTTGAAACCCTTGCTCAGACGCTTGACTTTCAATAAATTTGTCAGCGCCTTGTGCTTCTCTTTGCAAGTAGCGTTGAAACGCAGTAGGCTCATCAGGAACTTCAGCCAAATCTGCTTCAAGGCTACCAAATTGGCTTCTAATTGGCCCAAGATATGGGTCTGCGTGTTGCGCCCGGACAATGGCACGCGCAGCTTCTGGATTAGGGGCGCGGAGCAGCGCATCACGGGCAGCGGCTGTTCTTTGCGTAACCATGGCAGCTTTAGCAGCCCGTTGCTTATCCGCCTGCCCAGCGGCAAACTCCTGCTGGCGCATACCAAACTCTTGCTGGGCTTGCGCTGCTCTTTGCCGGGCCATTTCATTGGCCTGCATTTTTTCTTGGCCTTGAGAATAGCCCTCAAAGAAATTTGAGGGGCCACCTTGGTCAAGAACTCCGAAATTAAGTGCCATAATATGTCCTTAACCGTAGTTATATGGGTCTGTAAAGTCAACGCCCATTCTTCGGTTGTATTGGCCGGGGCCATAGAAACCACTGACTAGGCTGTCAAAGCCACCAGACCCAAAGGCTTTTCCAATGTTGCCGTAGGCTGACCGCATAGCGTTCTCTCCAACCAACCCGGCGTTGGCAGTGTTATAGCCTTGGTTGATCAAATTTGTAGACGCTGCGTTTCCAAAATTAGTCGCCAAAGCATTTTGACTAGTAGCGCCAGATGGCCCATAGCCAACTACATTGGCATTAGCATTCCGCGCAACATCTTGTCGGCTATAAAAATCTTGCAGCGCTCGCCCATAATCTTGCGTACCCATGTCTTGCCCATAGCGTTGGGCGGCTTTCAAAGCACTACCAGAAATTAAATTGCCACGGGCAGCAGCTTGCCGGTCAAGTGCCTTTTGGCCTTCTGACAACCGAAACGCATAGCCTGGGTCTGCGTTGAAGTCGGCCATCGTAAAGTTGCGAACATACTCGCCGCCGGGGGCAATGCCTTTCAAATAGCCGGGTAACGCATTGACACCTGCTTGATAGAACGGCTGCTGCCTAGCAACGCCTTCCTCGTACATCCGCCGTTGCAGTGCTAATGCTTCGGACGATTGAGCATTGGCTGCATTAGCAGCCTCACGAGCCGCACCCGTCGCCCCACCGCCAGTAGCCTCATCAAGACCGCCGCCAAGGGCTGCACCCGCAGCAGCGCCTGCTGGCCCACCAAAATAATATCCCGCCGCGCCACCTATTAATTGTGCCCAACCCATAATCGTTCTCCTTGTTACCCAACCACCCAGGCCGTGCCATTGTCAAACACCGGGCAAACCACCGCACCGCCACCAACAGGGGCAGCTAGGAATACAGGCGCTAGGGCATTTGTCACCCACGATCTGCGGCCTTGTGTACCGGCTGCTGGCAGGGTTGCTACTGTGTACGCTGCGCCTAATCCATTCCCCCCATTGGCTACAGGGAGGATACCAGATACGTTGGTTGTAAGATTAACAAAAGTCGTAGCCGTTGTACCCGTGCCGCCATTTGCTATTGGCAGAGTTCCGCTAACTTGAGTTGTCAGGCTCACCCCACTGAGCGTACCGCCAAGCGTCAAATTACCTGACGTAGTTACCGTGCCTGTCAGCGTAATACCGTTGACCGTACCCGTACCGCCCACGCTAGTCACCGTGCCTACAAACGCATCGTTGCTGGTAATGGTGAAGTTGGGATACGTCCCGGTCACTACCGTTGTGCCTGCGCCCGTCAGCACTACCGTCAAGTCGGGCAGGCTGTTGGTCACTGTGATGGTGCCTGCGCCGTTGGTTACGGTAATGCCCGTGCTGGCTGTCAGCGTCCGCAATGTGTAGCCAGTGCCGTTGCCAATCAATAGTTGGCCGTTGGTTGGGATAGTGCCAAGACCCGTGCCGCCGTTAATAATTGGCGTAATGCCAAGGCCAGCGCCTGTGATGGTGTAGACGTTGTTAAACCAGCGAAACCACTCCATTGACACCGCGCCCGTCTGGTCGTTTAGCAGCGGGACGCGAGGTGCGGGAATCTGAGTGATGTTTGCCATATCAAGACTTTGTTGGACTCAGCACCAACTCAGCGCCCATGATGCTGACTTTTACCGGGTCAGTGCCGCTGACCTCATACACCCGGTCACGCAGCTTGAGCGTCATGCCCAGCCGACGCCAGAACGTGCGGTAGCCGTACTCACCAATCTGCCCCATGCTGGCCCAATGCTCGTTTGACCAAGTATGACCGCCATCGTCGCTCCAGCGCAACATACACTGCGGGTCATACCCCGGCGTTGCAAGGAATTCTTCAGTGACAATCTCAGCGCCAGCCGTATCAGGCCCGGTGTAGGCAAACGTCACCAAGGATTGAAAACCATCACCGGATTCGGTTGTAAGCTCATCGCCAGATTCAGTTGCCAAATACTCCCAATCAAACTCAGCAACAAGCTGGTAACTTGGCCCTGCTGGCGGGACGTTTGCTAACTCGGTAAGTATGCCGTCAGCAGTTTGACCTGGCGTAACTCCAAGTCCTACGCCTGTCTCAGCGTTGAGTTGCAGCGTATGGTGCGCCGTGCGCTTGAAGTTGTTTTCGCCAGGTGGCAGCGCCCTCCAAGAGCGCAACCACTTTTGAATGCCGCCATTGTCAGCGTAAACGTCTAGGTCAAACCTGTAAAGGTTGCCGTTCTCAAAATCGCCAACAATGATGTTGCCGCCAAAGTTGCATTGGCAATTGCTGCGGTGCCGCATAAACAGGCCGTTGTCAAAACCAGCACGTTCGTGCCAGGCTTGGGTAGCCACATCGTAGACCCAAGTGGCGTTACCAGACGGAAATGTCAGCACGTAGAAGGCGTGACCTTCTTGCTGGTAAGTGTACGCAATAGCGTCTGAGATGTTGCCGTACTGAGCAATAGCGTACTCAATCGCGTGAGTAGAGATGCGCGTGCCGGTGTAGCCGTTAGCGCGGTATACGATACCCTGCCCACGGGCGTCTGTACCTAGCCAGAACAGGCCGTTGTCCAGTTTGGCTATAGAGTACGCAGATATGCAGCCAATCTCGTTAAAAGCCCCTTGGATGCGGGTTAAGGGGAAGTTTGCATCTCCAGAGTTGTACCAGACCTCAACCGAGTCGGTGCCAAACACCCACAGTTGCCGGTGATCAGAGATAAGCCCAACCACACCGTCTGGTGAGCCTTCAGCAGATGCAAAGTCCAGTGGGTCAACTGAAGACCCGTCCAATAGCTGCGACACCCAAATAATCTGGCTGTCAGGCTGGTTGAAGACAAAGTAGCCATCAAGGTATGCCACTGTCACAGCGCCAGCAAAGTCTGGGTCTGTGATCTGCGCGAATACGTTGGTGACCTCGTTGTAGATGTAGCCGTCAGGGTTGCAGGCAAAGAAAATCTGAGTGCCGTTGTCCGCAATGGATACCGGGCCGGTGCCTGACACCGCGCCAAGCAAAGTCGGTGTAGCCGTCAAGCCGGTCAGCTTGTAGACCTCTTGGCCTGACACCACATAGAAGTCACTGCCATTGGTCTGGTGCGCCCACAGCGCCCGGATGGGGCCGGTGCCTACAGTCTGCAAAAACTCCAGCCCCGGCGCCCGGTTCAAAAACCCAGCCTCAAGCCCTCCTGCTGGAATGGCCTCTGGAAACAGGTTGACCATCCTGTTGTTTGCAGCGTTGATGCTACGCGCAACATAGGCCGAACCAAGGATGGGCGTGTGCATTACGCAGCTACTGCTTTGATAACGGCAAAGTTAAAGACCGGCGTTTCCGTGGTCGTGCCGCCAGTGGTGCGGAATGTGATGTTGAAACTTCCTGCCGCCACTGCTGTAACCATCAAGTCGTACAGGTCAGTTCCTGACTTTTGGTTCAGGATGATCACATCGGTAGCGGCCACCGTGCTGTTGGTCACAGTAAAAGTCGCCGCAGTAGTTGTGCCTGCCGCGCTAAACAGTGTGATTGCGCCTGTGGTCTTGTTAAGCGTCACACCTGTGGTGCGGCTGGTCAACTGCGTAACTGCCCCGCCAGCGCCTGTTGCGTAGCCTACGCCAGCAGTGCCAGATGATGTGACTGCACCAGTTGCTGCTAGGCTAGTCCCGGTGGCTGCACCGATTACAGGCGTCACCATGACCATGCCGGTGCTGGTGCAAGCTGAAATGACGCCACTGGCAACCGTACCCAACGCTGGCGTTACCATTGTGGGGCTGGTGAACAACAGGGTCTTGCTGATGCTCTTGGTTGTGCCAGCTTGGACAAACGGAACAATGTCGGCAGCGTTGATGACGGTAGCAACGGGCAGACCGGAGATGGCAACGGTAGTCATGATTAAAAGTTCCCGGCGTAGATGTTGTAGCGTTGACGATTGGCGACTATGCCGTAGGGCATTGCCATTACATCGTCAGGGTTGTTGATGCGCTTGATGTTGCGCTTGGAGGTCATAGCAATCCGTTGCACCTGTGGACTTGGCTCGACGCCAAACTCAGCGGCAATCTCACAGGCCAGATTGAACCTAAAAGCTCGCAGGTAGCCTGGCGGGAACGACAACGTAGTCGCCAATACTGCCGGTTGGGTAAGTTCTTGAACCGAAACAAAATGCCATTCCAGCGGACGCAGTGGCACCGGGTAGACGTACATCTCAATGTCGGGATACGTCATGTTGACCCACAGAACCTGCGGGTAAGTGCTGGTCACCGTCTTAACAGCAATACCGTTGTATTGCTGCTGGTTGATGATCTTGATGCCGTAGCTGACATTGGTAGCCGCATCCCTGAAATAGGTAGCGTCATCCATCAAGATTGGCCTGTTGCCTACAAAATCACCAGTCGGGCCTAGCGTGCGGCTGCGAACGCTTGCAGGCCAAGTGAATACTTGATCTTGGGTGCAGAATACTGACAATCGCTCAGTGTTCCATGAGTCAATCATCTGGTTCATCGCCGACAGCGCGTCCTGTGACGCTGCCGCTGAAGGCGTCTCACCTTCTGCCAGCATTCCAATCAGGCGCATGGCCCCGTTAATTTGGTCGCCAGCAGATGTGGTCATACCTATGCTCCTAGTTCAACAACCCCAACTCGCGGCCTGCCACGGGGACGCCGCATTTCATTTACCGTGGCAGGTGGCTCAACGTCATCCAAATCATACCTTACCCAGCCGTTTTGCTCGTCGTAGTCAGCTTCCTTTTCAGCGCAAGCCACTTTTGTACCGTGATCCGGGTGACGTAGATAGATGACCATATTTATAGATAGGGGTGGTTAACCCCCATTTGGTTTTACAAAACGTGAATAACTGCAAAGTTGATTACAAAAGCCTCACCCAGCGAACCGCCCGAAAGATTGCGAATTGTGATTACGCAACTTCCAGCAGTCTTGCTAGAAATCCAGCAGTTGTATGCACCAGCGGTAGCGCCAGAAGACACGCTCAGAACTACAACATCCTTGGCGGAAATTGTGCTGTTGGTCAAAGTGAACGAAACGTTTGTGATGTTAGCCAACGCAGCGTTGTTCAAAGTGATCTGACCAGCAGACTTGTTCAGAGTTACCCCTGTAGACTTGTCTGTCAATTGAGTTACTGTGCCGCTTGCTTCTGAGGTGTAGCCCAACTCGCCACCAGACAGTACAAAGTTAGACCCAATAATGTCTTGGTCTTCAAAAGCAACACCAATTGGTTTGGTATTAGAGGTCATGATTGTTCCTTTAAAAACAGGGGCCGAAGCCCCCATTTGGTTTAAGCAACGCGATACATCGTGTAAGCGGCATCGCCGGTCTTGCGGAACAAGAACTCTGCTGCGCCGCTAACACCTGCGGCACTGCCGGTAATGGCAACAACCAGGTTACCGACGGTCGTAATGCCAGTGCCTGCAACCATCGTAATCAGGCCGGTGGAAGTACCCAAGTTGATCACAACCAACCGAAACGTGCTGTTGGGCTTGGAGTTGTTGAACACAGCGTCAATTGCCGTAGCCGTAGGCAGCGTGTACGAAGCGGCAGTGGTAGACGGATTGCCCACCAAAATGCCACCAGTAACTTGTGCGGCGGTCAGAGTGGCCGTAGCAGTTGCGGTCTGAGGCGCTGCTTGAACGCCCATAACGATTTCGTTGGTGTTGCCATCAGTGAACTGATACCCACCGCCAGAATTTGGAAGAGCCATGATAATTTCCTTTGAAAGATGTTACGAAGAAAGGGGCCGAAGCCCCATTCAATTTAGCCCCAAAGACGGCAAGCCATCTGCGGACGAATAGTG